TCACCTCATCTTCTATTTTACATAGAAAAAAGTAGACATGCTCTTTTTTCATGTCTACTTTTAGGTTACCACTTCAGCGAATGCCAGTCTCTTTTTTATATTCGTTGTAAATAGTAGATTTTAAATCTTCAAAATGGCAGTATTGAGCTCCTAAAGTTTTCAAACTGTTTAGAGTAATACTTCTCTGATTTCCTACTTTTCGATCAAGAATTTTGGTGTTTAGTATGTAAAAATCCCATTGGTTTAAATCTAAGGGGTTTACAGTTAGAGGGTTTGTATGATTAAAAATACAAAAGATATAAATATCTGCTTGTCTACTTTTTAATGTGTCATATTCGTTAGTTTCTTTATTCCAACCATAGGTCGGTTGAATTCCGAAAATCAAATTAGAAAGCTTTTTCTGTCCCCATGTTTGTAAGTAAGCAGAAGTTTTTATTTCTAAAGTGATGCCATCTTGGGTAATAAGGTCATATTTATCCCAGTTAGTTCGGATTGTGTTTTGCAAATTTAACGCATTGGCTACTAAATATTCTGCTAAAATTCCGCGCTGTGCATTGTCGAGTAAATCAGAATATGCCCATTTCCAAAAATCCAATACTGTACCTATTGTTTCACCTTTAAAGTTAATTAAAGGTTCGTTTCCTGTTTTTTTTGTAGTTTGAATCATTGGAAATTTTATATCAGTCATTTAATATTAGCTCCAGTATTTATTTTTTACTGCGTTTTTTATTAGTTATCTGCGGTACAGCTTCAGTGTGTTTTTCACGCCAGCCAAAATAGAGGAAGAAGCCTAAAGCGATCAGGAAAAAACAAAGGCTGGTAGCTTGGGCTGATTTTAAACCAAATAAGAAGGGCTCGACATAATCGCCGCGCAGCATTTCCAGACCAAAGCGTACAGCTGAATACAGCATTACATACAGACACATGGCCTGCCCTTTGGCGTGATCAGTAGTGCGGAATAAAAGCAGGAGCGCGAAGATAACGATATCCAGCTGGCCTTCCCAAACCTCGGCTGGCCATAAAGGAACGGCGCCATAGGTTTTAAAAGCCAGCGTACCTTCCGGATATAAAAGACCAAAATTACCGCCTGTAGGCGTCCCGAAAGCATCGCCGTTCAGCAGGTTGGCCATACGGCCGATTGCCTGACCGATCAAAATTGCGGGACAGACGATATCGGCTAAAGCGAGCCAGTCGATCTGATGCCGTTTACAGTACCAGATGCCTGCCAGAACGCCGGCGATGACGCCGCCCTGTATTGCCATGCCGCCTTGCCAGACAAAAGGTATCTCCAGCAGATGATGCTGGTAATAATCCCAGTCGAAAAAGAATACATCCCAGAGGCGTCCGCCAATCAAACCGGCAAAGCCGCCGTAAATACCAATGTCCAGGATATGCTGCTGCCAGCGGCCATCCTGCTTGGCCAGAAAGTAAGCAACACCAGTTGCTAAAAAAATGCTCATACAGAGAACTAAACCGTACATACGGATGGGAAAATCGCCGATGTGAAATAAATACTGATGCATAGAACCTCCACGTGCCTGCCGGTAAATTTATAGTTTGAGTTGCCGGATAGTGCTGCCCAAATGTTTGAATAAGATTATTCTAACACAGTAAGCCTGAAAATTCTATCTTGCGCAGGAAGTGTGATGATTTAATTCCTACAATTAGAGTATGGTTTTTGCTGGCATTGTATGTTATAATAAATCAGTAAAAATTTCGGAAAGAGGGATACAATTATGCTGAAAATAGAAAATCTGTCTGTTGCCGTACAAGGCAGACAGATTCTTCACGATATTAACCTGCACATTAAACCGGGTGAGGTCCATGTTTTATTCGGGCCTAACGGTACAGGTAAATCTACTTTGATCGGGACGATCATGGGCTTTGAACGTTATGAGGTATTAAGCGGTAAAATCTATTTTAAAGGTCATGATATTACCGAAGCTCCTTGTTATGAGCGGGCCCGTTTAGGTGTAGGCGTAATGATCCAGCGTCCGCCGACGATCCGCGGCTTGTCGCTGCGCCATATGATTGAGATCTGTGGAGCTACGCCTCAGGAAACGGAGCAAATGGCAAGATGGATGGGTTTGGCTGATTTTCTCGACCGCAGTGTCAATGAAGGTTTCAGCGGTGGTGAACTGAAACGTTCCGAGCTTCTGCAGCTGATGGCGCAAAAACCTGATCTGCTGCTTTTAGATGAACCTGAATCAGGTGTCGACGTGGAAAATATCGCACTTGTAGGACGGGCTGCCAACTACATTCTGCATAACGAGCCCTGTGGCGGCACCGGCTGTGATAAACCCTGCTGTGCCCATAATCTTGACTGTGACACTTATAATCCGCTCAGCAGTCAGCGCAGCGGTCTGATTATTACTCATGTCGGGCATATTTTGAAGTATGTGCCGGCTTCGCATGCTCATATTCTGTATCAGGGAACTTTAAGCTGTACCAGCGGCGATCCTTTGGATGTATTAAGCTGTATCAGCAAGACCGGTTATGAGAAATGTGTGAATGGCGGCTGCAGGAGGGGAATGAAATGAGTGAACAGGTAAATCTGCAGGAAGCGCTGGTTAAAAAAGCTGCTTTTGGCAATGATATCGATTTGGAAAAATTTGATGATAATAACGAACAGCATGTGCAAAGTACCGCCGAGCTTTCAGCAGCAGGGAAAGAACGGCTGGAGCATGTTGGTATCGATCTGGAGCGGGAGAATCGCAGCGCCAGCTTTATTCAGGTCGACAATGCGCCTATTGAGGCCGAAGTAAAGCCGCAGCTGCCGCTGGAATTGATGAATACCGGCGCCGCCGCTAAAAAATATCCTGAACTTGTCAAAAAATACTGGTGGAATGCCGTGAAGGCAGATACTGATAAATATACTGCTAAAACTGCATTGGAGCAGGAACAGGGATATTTTATCAGAGTCAAAGCCGGGCAGAAGATAGAAGCTCCGCTGCAGGCCTGCGTTTTTATCGGTCACGAGGAGCAGCTGCAGCGTGTTCATAACATTGTTATTGTAGAAGAAGGCGCTGAGCTTAATATCATCTCTGGCTGTGCCAGTGATCCCGGTGTTGAAAAAGGCGTTCATATCGGTATCAGTGAATTTTATGTTGAAAAAAATGCTAAGCTGACCTTTACCATGATCCACAGCTGGGGCGAAAACATTGCTGTGCGTCCTCGCAGCGTAACGATCATCGAAGAAGGCGGTCAGTTTATTTCTAATTATGTCTGCATGGAAAAAGTAAAAGATGTGCAGATGTATCCTACTACCAAGCTGGTAGGCGAAGGCGCTGTGGCACGCTTAAATTCTATTTTAGTGGCACCGGAGGGTTCGCATCTTGATATTGGTGGCAAGGCGCTGTTAGAGGTGCCTGGTACCCGTGCCGAAATCGTGACCCGTACTATTTCTACCGGCGGTGAGATCATCAACCGCGGCAATCTTACAGGTCGTGCCGAAGGCATTCGTGCCCATTTGGAATGTAATGGCTTGATGCTCAGTAATAAAGGTTATATTTCTGCCATACCTGAGCTGGACGCATTTACAGGTAATGCCGAGCTCAGCCACGAGGCCGCTGTGGGCCGCATCGCTCCTGAAGAGATCGAGTACCTGATGGCGCGAGGAATGGACGAAGAAGAAGCTACTGCTACTATCGTCCGCGGCTTCCTCAACGTCAATATTGAAGGACTGCCGGAATCTTTGGCTAAAAAGATCAATGAAACTCTGGATACGTTCACTTATAATAAGGGAATGTAAGAAAAAGTAAAAAAAGTACTTGTCAATCGCGGCAAAGTGAGTTATAATAACCCTTGTGTTCAACACAATTCCGGGATGGTGTAATGGTAGCACAGGTGATTCTGGATCATCTTGTCTGGGTTCGAGCCCTAGTCCCGGAGCCAATGGCGCCATGGTCAAGCGGCTAAGACGTCGCCCTCTCAAGGCGAAATCACGAGTTCGATTCTCGTTGGCGCTACCAAACTAGATTTTTGCGAACCCTTCTGCACGCTGTTATCAAGCGAGTTAGAAGGGTTTTCGTTATAGTTATAAGTGATTTTTACAGTGTACCCTATATCATCTTTGGTTAACACTATATCACGGACGAATGTTGAGATAATCATATCCCGACGTTCGTCCGTGTTTTTTATTTGTAGAATGTTGCACAAGAAAAATTTAATATGATCGGGTGTAATTTTGAAAGGCTCGTTCAATACTTTTTCTATCGACAAGTCTTTTTCTAAAACTGATAGTTTTTTTTCATATTCTGAAATATTTTTGGAAATCGTGTCAGATATTAAACCGCTTTCGACTGCTTTTACACAGTTTTTCAGTTTATTTTTTATTTCTGTAATCTCGGTTTCTAATATGATTATCTGTGTATTTCCGTCAATTGGCAAATTGGCTACAGTATTTGCAATAAAATCAATTGTCTGCGGCTCTGACAGTAATCTAATGGTTTCTGTAAGTATAATATCTTCCAGTTTTTCACGAGGAAATAAGGGCATATCGCATTTTTTACTTTTACTGGCATAACACTGATAATAATAGTAACGTCTTTTTTGTTTGCTTGTGCCGCTGACACCGGTCATAAATTGCCCGCATTTTCCACATTTCAGTTTTGATGATAGCAGGAAATTTTCGCTTTTCCCTCTGATATTGGTTTCTTTTCTTGATTTTATTCTTTTCTGTACAGCGTAAAACAGGTCATCAGGAATAAACCGCGGGATCACTTTTGTTTTAACGATGTCACGCCACTTATAAGTACCGATATATGTTTCATTTTTCAGCATATGTGTAAAACTACACCGTGAAAATTCATTACCCTTTGCTGTTTTTAAGTGTGTACTATTAGCATATTTGGATATGTCAACTATTCGTTCACCTGCGGCGTACATTTCAAATATTCTACGAACGATAGGGGCTGCGGTGTCGTCAATTATTAAATGTTTGTCGTCATCTAATTTATATCCTAAAGGGATTATTCCGCTTAACCATTTACACTCAAGCGCGTTTTCAGTCATGCCGCGTAAAACCTTTTGTGCTAATTCCACACTGTAATATTCTGCCATACCTTCTAACACAGATTCGAGAATTATCCCTGATGGATCGTCGGTGATGTTCTCTTTGGCAGAAATGACTTTTACGCCGTTCTTTTTTAGTTTAGCTTTATATGTGGCACTGTCATAGCGATTGCGGGCAAACCGATCCAACGTGTATACAATGACAATATCAAATAGCTGCTTGCTGCTATCTGCAATCATCTTTTGAAACTGTGGGCGGGCGTCGGTTTTACCTGTTAAGGCTCTGTCAATATAACTTCCGACAATAGTAATATCCTGATGTTTAGCGAAATTAGTACATTCACGAATTTGACCTTCAATGCTTTCTTCACGTTGATTTGTAGATGAATAACGTGCGTATATAACTGCTTTGGACATAAAAAACAGCTCCTTTACTGTAATTTGAGTATGCAGTAGCAGAGCTGTGTGCTATAATAAATATAGTAATCAGCTCGCTGTGGTGGTGGGCCTTACGTTGACCGTTCGGTGTTGGTAGCACCGGGCGGTCTTTTTTATTCGTTCATTAACATTGATAAAATTGATAACGGTAGTTCGTATTCATCAAGTGCTACAATTTGAGGATTGACAGTATTTTCTTTTTGAATAAGTATACCGTTTGACGTCATTTCTGCTTTAATTATTTTAGATATTGGATACGAGAAATTTTTTGTATTACCGACGAATGCGATTCTTTTATTTGTGATATAAAATATACCTTCGTCAATGGTGTCGATAGTTGTTGATGTTGTTTTTCCGACGTCAAATAAACCGGCGCGATATCTCACACCCTTACATATTTTAAAACTAACAGCTGGGCCAGCGTAGCCTACCTTTTGAGTACGAGTTACGATTTTTCTTAAGTGCGAATAGTCTGCAAGATGGGCTATCTCATTCTTTTTTAATGGAAGTTCAATTGTATCATTGTCCAGTTCGGGCAGTGTTAGATTGTTATTAGCTAACCATATAAGATTTTTTCTTTTAAAAATATAAAATTCTTCTTGCGGTATCGTTATATTAAAAGTTTCTGTTATTTTGCAAAATTCATCAAATACTTTAGGAGATAATGAAGGCTCTTTTAACAAAGACACAGCATATGTTTTAAATTGTTTTTCCATTTCAGATTTTTGAAAATGCGGTTGTACGTTATATTCTTCTACAATCTTATGAAGTGTGTTTATTTCGTCTGTATTTTTGAGCGAATATATTTCCGCAAGTTTTCTAGAATATTCCTTTTCTCCTTGTATTTTGACCAGCTTTAGTTCTTTAGATAGTTTATTGTCTTCTTTAATTTCATTTGCTTTTTTCTTTATGAATGAAAACAGACCCATTTTGACACCACCTCATATTTTTATTTAATTAATATCGCCTTGAAATGCGATAGCCTTGCCTAAAATTCTAAATGACAGACAATTTGAGTTATCAAATACCATAGGTTTATACCTTGGATTTTCAGCACGCAATTCGACGAAGCTATCAGAGATATAAACACGTTTTAATGTAACAGCGTCGTCGATAGCCACAGCTGCGATTTCGCCGTTTTCAACTTCCGGTTGTTGATGGATAAATACGATATCACCGTCATAAATACGTGCATTTATCATACTATCACCTTGCACACGCAGACAAAAGTCTGCTTTTATAAAATTACCACATTGAACATATGAATCGAAACATTCTTCTGCCATGACAGGTTGTCCGGCTGCTATTTTACCCAGCAGTGGGATTTTTTTTGTTTCTATTGGAAATATGTTAGCATGATTGGGAATTGTTATGACATCTGATTTCACATCTGCACCCATTAACCACGGTATAGAAACATTCAATGCTTTGGCTATTTTTTCAAGACTTTGTTGATTGGCTTTATAGCTTCCTTTTCTGTACTGACTTATTGCACCTTCATTAACTCCGCTTAAACGTGATAATTCTGCAGCGGTCATATTTCTCATATCGAGTGCTTCATTTAATCGATCTTTAAATTCAGTCATTGTTTTCACCCCACAATCATATTATAAAGAAAAACTTTAGAAATTTCAAGAAAAACTTTAGAAAACTATTGACTATAGAAATCTAAAGTGTTATAATCCAAAAGCGAAAGGGGGTGTTCAATGTGTCGAAAATTACTGACTATGATTATTCAAAGTTACTCGGGCGTATGCGGGAGAAAGGTTATACTCAAATCGAAGTTTGTAAAAGAATGCGAATGTCTGAAACAACACTAAATCTCACATTAGGAAATAAGAGACCGTTTCGTCAGACAGAAATTTCTAAACTGTGTAGTATTTTAGAAATTCCGATGGAAGATGTCGCATTGTATTTTTTTTGCCATTCTACTTTAGAAATCTAAAGAAAGGCGCAAAAAAAATAGCAGCTCGAAAGCTGCCAAAACAAAAAAATAAAAACCACTGAAATTATACCACGAAAGAGGTGAGCTTGTGAACGAAATGCAAATTTTTAATAATCCTGAATTCGGGCAGATCAGAACTGTCGATTATAACAATGAACCGTGGTTTATTGCAAAAGATGTTTGTGAAATATTGGAATTGAGTAATGCGACAGTAGCGTTACAAAGATTAGAGTTTGATGAACTGACTAAGTTGAACTTAGGCAGTCGTCAAGGTGAAACGAATATCATAAACGAATTCGGACTTTACTCTTTGATTCTCGGCAGTAGGAAGAAAGAAGCTAAAGCATTTAAACGCTGGATCACGCATGATGTAATCCCGGCGATTCGTAAAACTGGTAAATACGCTTTGAACACTGAACCTTATGATCCTGACAAACTTACTTATAATCAGCTATCAGAGATAGCGACAATTTTGAAAGGCTGTCCAAAGTACAAACTGCCGTTGATCTGTCAGTTGTTTCAAATTCCATTGATTGAAAGCAGTGTGAGTTTTCAAAATCAGACTATCGACGATTTTATGACAGAGTTTTTGCAACAGTACAAGCAGAACTTGATTATGAAACAGGTGCTTTACGGACATTACCTGCGCTATTGTCGAAAACATAATGTATCAGGAGTTACAGACAGGTCGTTTTCACGCTACATAACTGGTAATTATAACGTTGATATTGTTCAACGCCGAATGGGTTTTATGCGTGAAAGATTTTATAAATTTAATGGGGTGTGATAAATGTGACTGAAATCAAAATAACTGTTGAAACAGTTGGACACCCGCAACTTGAAAAAATCAATCGTTTTGGCGAAGCGATCAGAAAATTTTATGCAGAGCCTAAAAATGTTATAGCTTTTGAAAAATGGAAGAAGGAAGGTGCTGCAGTATGAGAAATCCGCGTTGCGGTGTTGGTGCTTATGTTTGGGCTTGTCTTTGGTATTGGTGGATTGAAGTATCGATCTTTATTATCGGCTTTGTTCTAGGTCTGATGTTCTCAAGGTTTTTCTAATGCAGCTTTACGAACATCAAAAAACAGCACTCGCATATCTTCGATCGCTGGATTCGTTCATGCTCTTTATGGAGCAGGGAACAGGCAAAACAATACCGACACTGACGCGGTTAAATGAGCTTATAAAATCAAAGGCCATAAAAACAGCTCTTGTAATCTGCCCAAAGTCAGTAATGGGATCATGGGATCGAGATATTCAGATGTTCGACACTGAATCGCAGATCAGGCTGAAAACTCATGTTGAAATCATCAACTATGACAAAGTTTGGCGGTATGACCGAAACAAATTCAATCCTTACGATCGGCAGTATGACTCTATCGTGATTGACGAAGCTCACAGTATCAAGAATCGGACTTCAAAGCGGGCTGCGTTCATCTTGAAGATTGCAGTACAGGCAAAATACAGATACGCGCTGACAGGTACACCGATATCAAACGGACAACTTGAAAATTTTTGGTCTTTGATTTGTTTTCTTGATCCGTATTTAGTCGGCAGCAGGGTTTACAGTAACATCTTCAGGCTGACTGACGGCGGGAAGGGTACTTATTACGAATTTCTCGATAAGTATGCTTTATTAGATCAGTTTCATAAGCCTTACAGGTATCGAAAAATCAGTGAATTACAAGAAATTGTTGATCAGTATTCGTACAGGGTTACGAAAAACGAATGTCTTGATCTGCCTGACAAACTTCCGGACGAGATTATCGAACTGGAGCTTCCGGACAAAAAGCTTTATAAGGGTATCGCGAAACATTCGGCAAGCCTTGAAATGGAATTCGTCGCTGATAATCCACTTGTTAAGCTTACAAAACTTCGTCAGATTGCAAGCGGATTCCTGATAGACGACACCGGGGAAGCGGTTGAACTGAAGTGTGAAAAAATCAACGCACTTGATGAATTCTTAGACGGGTTTGATAAAAAGCTTGTCATCTTTGCAGAATTCACGAGAAGCATTGACAACATTTCAGCACTGCTGAAGAAACGAAAGCTGAAATCCATAGTATTAGACGGACGGCAGAAAAATAAGAGCATATGGAGAGAATTTCAGGCTGATGAATCAATCCGCGTAATAGTCTGTCAGTATGTCAGTGGCTGTCAAGGCATTGACCTGTTTGCAGCTGATACGATCCTTTACTACGAACCGACGCTGCGATCAAACATTTTAGAACAAAGCCGTGATCGCATACACCGGAACGGACAAACGCAAAAATGCAGTTACATTCATTTCCTAACCAAAGGGACAGTTGAAAAGGATATCTACAGGGCTTTATCAGGCTTCAGTGATTTCAACGAAAAACTTTTCAATGAATATGTTTCTGAATATCAAAGAGCGCAACGAGGAATTCGAAAATGAAAATCTATATTTATGACATTGAGGTTTTCGCGCACGATTGGTTTGTTGTTTTCTCGGACTTAGAAGAAAAAGAAATCGTTGTTTTTCATAACGATAACGTTGGTTTGAAACGCTTCATGCTCAATCACGGTTTGATTTTCGGCGGTTTCAACAATAAACATTACGATGATTGGGTTACGCAATCAATGTTAACCGGTGCTGATCCTGAAATAGTAAAAGCTCATAACGATTTCATTATTCAGCAGCACTGTAACGGTTGGGAATTCCCCTTCGTACAGTTTCAAAGAAAGCTTTTTAAGAGCTTTGACTTGCGGGACGATATCGCCGATAAGGGACTGTCTTTGAAAGCGATAGAAGGGAATATGTGTGAACCGATAGTCGAATCGTCGATAGACTTCAACATCAAGCGAAAACTGACAGCGGAAGAAGTCGAAGAAGTCATTTTCTACTGTAAGACTGACGTATCAAACAGCGTTAAACTCTACCATAAAAGAAAAAGCTATTTAGACGGCAAAATAGCCGTAGGACGATTGAAAGGCATAGACGCGAGCATTTCCCTGTCTTTAACTAATCCGAAGCTCACAGCGACGTATCTCGAAGCAAGACGAGCCGATTACAATGACGAATTCGAATACGAGCCACCGGCCGAATTGATATTAAATAAATATCGTGAACCGATCGAGTTTTTCAGAAAAATCGATTACAACGAAAAATTAAAGTGTGATATCGCAGGTGTGCAGCATGTTTACGGCTGGGGCGGTATTCATGGGGCAAGGGAAAATTATTTTGATCAGTCTACAGAAGAAATGAAAATCGTCGATATCGATGTCGGCAGCTATTATCCGTCTATGATGTTGGAATACGGTTATATTTCGAGATCCATACCGAGCGCAGAAGGTTATGCGAATGTTTATAATACCCGCATAAAAGCAAAGCACGAGGGCGACGACGAAACAGCAGGGGCTTTAAAGTTGGTTTTAAATAGCACATACGGAGCTATGAAAAATCAATACAATCCTCTTTATGATCCGCGGGGGGCAAACCATATCTGTATTACAGGCCAGCTGCTTTTGACCGATTTGATTGAAAAACTCGAAGACGTCGAAGGGTTTAGCCTGATTCAATCCAACACTGACGGGCTGATGATTAAGTTTCCGGTAGCTAATGAAAAGCAGATCAACAAAATTGTTGAAGAATGGGAACAGCGCACCCGGTTAAACATGGAGTATACAGAGATACACCGCATAGCGCAGAAGGACGTCAATAACTATATCGTACAAGTTGGCGCGACGTATTTGATTCGGGACGGCGTTAAAACGTTCACGAAGGAAGATAAGCTCAAAATAAACACAAAGGGCGGTTATGTTTCACTGTGGCAGGGCGGAAGTTTTAAAAATAATTCACTTATTATTGTCCATAAAGCCATAGTCGAATATTTCATGAACTCTGTTCCGGTCGAAGATACGATCAATAAAGCCGAAAACATTTTTGATTTTCAGATGATCTGTAAAACCGGGGGGACATTTCAAAATACAGTTTGGGCGGTTGGTGATGATCAGATCACTGTTCAGCGTGTTAACAGGGTTTATGCAGTCAAGGATCAGAAATACGGGCTGATTTACAAGGTCAAGGACGGCAGGCTTCACAAAATGCCCGATGTGCCTGAACACTGTTACGTCGATAATACAAACTGCTTGAAGATAGCAGACATTGATCGGTCGTTTTATATCGAGCTTGCGAAAAAAAGAATCGCCGATTTTCTCGGCAACACTCAAAAAACTAAGAAGAAGCGAAAGGAAGTTGAAAAAATGGCTACAGCAAAAACAGAAAATTACAGTGATATGAATGTTTACAAAAAATTGCAAATGGTTCGAATGGATTTTGCAAATTCAAACGTGAAGAAATCAGGTGTCAATCGCTTTGCGGAATACAAATATTTCGAACTAGCCGATATCGTACCAACTGCGAACATGTTGTTTGCAAAATACAGTTGTTTGTTGGTTTGTGCTTTTGACAAAGGTTTTGCAAACGGTATTTTATACAATACTGACAGTCCTGACGAATGTATTTGCTTCGGCTTTGAAATGAAACAACTGGATATCATTTCAGCGGAAGGTAAACGCAAGATGAACGAAATGCAAGCGTTAGGATCTGAAATCACTTATGCGCGCAGATATTTATATCAACTTGTTTTAGACATTGTTGAAAATGATTCTATCGAACCTACTATCGGTGCAGACGCAGATAAAGAAGTCGAAAAGCCTAAAGCTGGCAGAAAACCACCTGCCACCGCTGCAGATCGTAAACAAGCTGTTGAAGAATTGACAGGAGCAGGTGATAAAGAAGTTGAATGCACTAAAACACAAATTACTGCTATTAAGAATGGTCTTAAAAAACTTCGTGAAACCGAAGGCGATTATGAAAGCTATATCACTGAAACTGTCGGCAAAATTAAGGCAGGTATGACGAAAAAGGCTGCTGATACCCTTCTAATCGAGATTGGTGAAAAAATTGCGAAAGCAGGTGTATGATGAAATTTGTTGATAAACACATCGAAATTGATAAATTACCGAAAAAATTCAAGAAAATGACTGCGACACGTTTCGCTGCAGTGCTGGGGCTAAATGCTTGGAAAACTCCTTTCGCGGTGTGGTGCGAAATGACGAGAACATATGAAGAACCGTTTGTTGATAGTATTTATACGATCGCAGGTAAAGTCATTGAACCTAAAATTATTGACTATCTGAAAAACAGGTATTTTCTTGATATTCAATCACCTGAAGATGTTTACGGAAAAGATTATTTCAAAAAAACCTACGGCGATTTTTACGGTGATGTTGAAATTTTTGGCGGCATGTGGGACGCAAAATCAGACGACATGATCGTCGAAATTAAAACTACAAAGCGTGCCGAAGATTGGCTGAATGATGTTCCAATCTATTATAAACTGCAAGCTGCGCTATATGCCCATCTATCGGGGATCGATAACGTCATGATGACCTGTTCGTTCTTACAGGATAAAGATTATGAAAATCCAGACGCTTTTGTACCCAACATCGACAATACTATCGAAGTTGAATTTTCTATGGCGGAAGATTTTCCCGATTTTGAAGAACGATATTTAAAACCTGCTGTTGTTTTTTGGAAAAATCACGTTGAAACTGGTATTTCTCCTGATTTTGATGAAAAAAAGGACGCTGATATTTTAAAAGCATTAAGGACAAACGTTGTTGGTGTAAAAGATGACGAAATAGAAAAACTGCTTGCAGTAATAGACGCCGATCAAATTGCATATGATAAAGCGTCTGCTGAAATAAAGGTTGTCGAAAAGCGGTTGAAGGATAACAAGGATAAACTAAAAAAGACACTTCAAAGCAAATTTGGTGAAAATGACGACCGGGTCGAAGTGAAATCAGCAGCCTATGTTTATACGCTATCCAAAAATATTAAATCGGCAGTGGATACCGATAGGTTGAAAGCTGATGATCTTTATGAAAAATACAAAATTGACAAAATTGAATATCGAATGTCGGTAAAGGCGGTAGATAGCAATGATTGTAAGAGTTAGTTTGAAAAAAGGCGGTAAGCTGGTTTTTACCGGTAATGTTTTAAAAGTTTATTCTATCGGTGATGAAAAAGGTAAAAAGCTGGCTATTGAAACAGCTGATAAAGTAACGTCTTTTAAATTCAATGATATTAAAAAATTAGAAATTGAAAAAGGAGTGTAATCATGAAATTTGAAAAATTTGCTAAAAAGATTGGCGCACACGGTACGCTTGCAAAAGGTCACGGGTACAGCTTTTTAGTTTCAGGTAACGTTGCTGCTGTCATTCCTGATTTTGCCCTTAATTTTTATCAAATAACAAAAGCCGATGAATTAACACTGTTGTCAGAAGTATTTGATAACTTCGATGTTGATGATCTGTCTAAAGTTGCCGAATTAAACAGGGCTATAGTCCTTGAAGCTGACGGGAGTTCAAACGCGATCAGAAGAATCTTTCAGGATCATAACGGCAAAGAAGTCAGCATATCAAATGAAGCGTTTGGTTTGCTGGAAAAACAGGATCATGTTTATACCGGCTCGATTGAATTGAATGAAAAAACGGTTAATTATTTAGTCGTTATTAAAAATCAAGATGTCGTCGGTGTTATTTTTCAAGAAATAATTTAAAGAAAAGAGGTAATTTATTATGGCTATTAAACTTGTTGAAACTGGATTTTCTATTATCCCCGAAGGTATTTATATTTTCAAGATTGTCGAAGTTGAATATAAAAAAGACTTCGGTAAAATGATTATCACACTTGCTACAAAAAAAGGTATGAAACAAATTGAAAGATACAATCTTGTAAAATCTAATGGTGAAGCAAATGAAGGGGCGATGAAGGCATTTTCATTTTTTGCAAAAACAGCTTTGAATGATTTTTCACTTGATGAAATCGATGAGAACGATTTGATCGGATGCTTTGTAAAAGGTGTGATTGAACATGACCGTCGTGAATCGACGAAAGACCCTGATAAAATGGTCACTTTTACTAAATTGACTAATCTTGAACCGGCTCTTGGTTTTGAAGAATCTGAACCAGCTACAGGCGATCCGCTGGACGCACTTGATGATTTATAATGCGCGAAAGCCGTTTGCAGTCAAAAATAATCAGCTATTTGAAAGCTAATGGAATTTATTATGTAAATACATACGGATCGGGAATGACCGCAAAAGGCGTTCCCGATCTGCTAATATGCTTAAATGGTAAATTTATAGCTTTCGAATGCAAAGTCGATAATAACGGTATGCAACCGGATCAGAAAATCCATGAAATCAGGATCACTAGATCAAATGGTAAACATTATTGTCCGAGAACGTTGAGCGAAGCTGTATCAATAATCGAAAAAGAAAGGGGGCGGGATATTGGATAAAAAATATATCGTGTTAGACGATGAGAAAAAGGCGATCCACCATTTTAAGGACGGCGAAAAAGCACTTGACTGGAAAGTGGTAAAGGATTTTGATAATATTGCAATGATTGTTCCTAAACCTTTTATCGTTTTAGATTTTGATACTGTCAGTGACGCGAAAATAATTCAACAAATCATTGATGATCTTGATTTGAAATGTAAGATTATGCAGACATCACGCGGTGTACATGTTTGGTTTAAGTCAGCTGATCCGTGGAAAAATTTTACAAAAACAAGGCTTGCGATCGGAATATACAGCGATTGCCGGTCACACTCACGAAATGCTTATGTAAAAATCAAAGATAACGGCGTAATGCGAAAATGGTTACGGGATTATGACGATGATGAAGTTATGAACGTTCCGAAATGGCTTTATCCGGTTTCACAGCCGGGCGATCATTACCGTTTTAAAGATATGACAGATGGCAGCGGGCGCAATCAAGAACTATTTTCATACATCGTATATTTGCAAAGTAAAGGCTTTAAACGTGATGAGATCAAAGAAACGATCAATATTATCAATAGGTTTGTTTTAGCTGAACCTTTGCCGCAGCATGAAGTTGATTTGATATTGCGCGATGAAGCCTTTAAATCAGAAGCAGAAATCGAAGCGCAGCTTGCCGAGAAAGAAATAAAACGCGGTAAATTTGAACATAATATTTTTGCCGATGAACTGCTGGCAGTAGATAAAATAATAACCTATAATGATAAAATTTATATTTACCGTGACGGTTATTATCAGCCGAACCAGCAACAAATTGAACGGCAGATGATTGCGGCGTATCCGGGGATAAAATGGCGTGAGCGGAACGAAGTTATTGCCTATATGAAAATAATGACAGCGCTGGATCGCAGCAAAATAAAGCTCGATCCTTTTGTTGTTAATCTGAAAAACACTCGGTTAAATTTGAAAACCTGTGAACGACTGCCTTATAGTGCTGACGCAATCGAATTTGAGCGAATTCCGGTGAATTATGATCCAACGGCTAAATCTGATGATTTAGATAAAATGTTGAACCGGGTGTTTTGCGGTGATCGTGAATGTATTGATCTTTTTGAGGAAATCGTTGGTGATTGCCTGCTGCACAAGAACATTTTTCAAACAGCATTTTTGTTTTACGGCAGTGGTAGCAACGGTAAATCTACAATACTAAAATTGATCCGCACGTTTATTGGTTATGAAAATTGCGCCACTATTTCGCTTGAACAGTTGACCGGCACGTTCATTACAGCTGAACTTGAAAATAAAATGGTAAATATCGGCGACGATATAAATTATGGATCGCTGAAAGAAACCGGTACATTGAAAAAGCTGTTCAGCGGTGAGCCGTTACAGGTGCAACGAAAATTCGGAATGCCGTTCACACTTGAACCGTATGCAACGCAGTTATTTAGCGCGAATGAAATTCCTCGATCTGCTGATAAAACAGATGGCATGATGAGAAAGCTGACATTCATTCCGTTCAATGCTAAATTTTCAAAAAACGACGATGATTACGACCCGATGATTTTCGAAAAAATTACCAGTGAAATTGCTTTGTCGTACCTGCTGAATTTAGCTATTAAAGGATTGCGCCGGCTAGTACAAAATAAACGGTTTACGTTGCCGAAAGTGGTTGAACAGGCAAAGCAAAAATACATGATAGAGAATTCAACGGTTTTGACTTGGGTTGATGAAGCTGATATGACTGTTGAAGAAATTTTGAATACACCTGCAAATGACCTATATATAAAGTTCACTGACTGGTGTAAAATTTCAAACATTCGGGAAATCACCGGTAAGAAATCTTTCAATCGTGAACTGATACGTAAATTTGGATTGGCAGAACAGCAAATACAAAAACGAATGAACGACGGTACACGGAAACGATTTTTCGTAGTTAGTTTAGATTAAAGAAGGAGAATAAAAATGACTAAAGCAGAAATGATAAAAATTTTAGAGAACTACAATGATTATACGGAGATTCATTTAATAAATAGCTGTCAAGATATTGACATGGGTACATCACTGATTTTGAATACAGTTATTGTGGAAAGGTCAAACGAAGCAGAAACAATTTATCTTATGGCATGAAACGGTGTGTATATCAAATCATAAGCTTTGTCACAAAAACATTCTGTGACAAATTGATATTCTGTGACAGTTTTTGTGACAAAAAAAGTGAGTGATAATGCGGGTTAGAATATATTTTGTCACATAATCACACTTTTATTTTTAAATCTATAAATATAATAAAATATATAGTATATATAGAAAATGAGTAAAGATAATATATTATATATATATAGATTTAGGGCGTTTTTTCTGTGACATGTGACAAAATTCCTGAAAACCGCATGAATGCTACACTTTGTTGTCACGGAATCAAAAAGGATTGTGAGACACAATTCTGTGACAGAAGCCTTGAAGCAGCATTGTGACTGGTGTTAGACGTGTTTTGTACTTGTCACGGAATTATATTTCAACTATCAAAGCGGGGTGATGTTCTGAACTATGATAAAGAAACGCTGAAAAAAATAGAATTCTTAAATGAATACGGCGTTATTGAATCCCGTATCAGAATATTACGCGATCGGCTTGAAAATCGAAAGTCTTGTCTTTATTCATTGGGTGCAGTAAAACTTGACGGTATGCCTAAAGGCGGTAAAACGTTCACCATTGCTGATAAGGTTGTCGAAGCTGTTACGATTGAAGATGAAACAGCTGAAAAAATTGAAAAGCTACGTGCAAAGCAATATAAAATTCTTGAACAAATCGATGCGGTTGGAAATCTAAAATACATCACTGTTTTAGAATTGTATTATGTTGAAGGGCTGTACTGGAAAGAAGTTGCTGACAGGTTAGGAGTAAGCGAAAGAACTGTCCATACTGTCCATGCGTTAGCATTGGCAAAGTTTACAATTTGCAGTTGATTGCAGTTCGTTGCAGTTTTTTGCAGTCGATTGCAGTTCATTTCAGTTGAAAGTCGATTTAAGGCGTGATATTATTATGCTATCAAAATATCGCAGGACGATGACCAACTCGGTTGTCGTCCTTTTTTTATGAAAGGAATGATCAGATAATGTTAGAAAATGCAGTACATGAATTCTTAATTAGGTTGGGTATGTTTGTCTTTGCTCTGCTCACAATTATAATAGCATACAATGTTTGTATGTTAACATTTAGAATCTTAACCATGAGGAAGGCGCTCAATACTGCTTATAGACAAGAGATAGTAGGATCAGAAGAACACAGAGCCTCAATCAAGGCTAGGGTTAATAAACAAATGAAGCCTTTAATTAATAAAGCAGCGTTTAATGTGTTAATAGTGATAATGTGTACAGCGGTGGCGGTAACATGCAAACTATTATTTGATATCAGCTGGTAATGATATGAAATCAGATTATTATGTTAACTAAGATATGTGGTAAGTGTGGCAAGTTTTACCCAGCTTTCGGATCGTGCTGCGAAAAGAAACGTCATAAAGAGTATGACTTATATCGTAGGGATAAAGAAAGCGCGGCTGTTTATCGTAGTAAGGAATGGTCTATATTAACTGTTCAATGCAAAGAAAGATGTAACGGTATCGATCTTTATATTCTTATGACTGAAGGTCGTATCGTTCCCGGTCAGCTGTGTCATCATATCTATGAACTGGATGAAGCACCTGACAGAAGGTTTGATGTAGACAATCTGTTATATGTCAATGTTAAAAGCCATGCTGCCATACATCGTATTTATTTGCGTGATAGTTATGAAAAGAAAATATTACAAAAAAAATTAGAAAAGTTTTTACAAATTTACGTCGGAAGGTAGGGGGAGGGCAAAAAAGTTCTTACCCTGTCCGTCCGATACCGCGCTTTGTGTTTTTTTGCGAGAAATCGCCAAAAATGAAATTTTTAAAAGAAAGGAGCTGCTGCTCATGGGAGGCAGACAGAAGAAATCGGCGAGCGTCGCCACTGGAAAAATCGGAAAAGAAGCCATTCAGGCTAAATTAAAACAGGAAGAAAAACTGAAACTTTCCCGAAACGGATTAACGCCGCCGAGTTGGCTCGACGCGTTTGCCGCCGAAGAATTTTCGCGAGTTGTTGATGAAGCTGGAAATATTAACTTGCTTGATAACTTGGATCTTTCTATTCTTGCAGTTTATTCAAATGCTTATAGTCGATACATTGAAGCTACAAAGTTTATTAATGAAAATGGAATTACCGGAGATCGAGAAACTAAATACGGAATTCAAGAAGTCGTTAGTCCTTATGTATTGGCGCAGGAAAAATACGTTAAACAAATCATGCAGTGTTCCACTAAATTAGGATTGGCGACAACGGATCGGCTGAAGCTGATCGTTCCTTGCGAAGAAATGCCGGCGACTAATAAGTATTTAAAGTATGCTGAAAAATGATTGATCGCACGACCGCTTATGCGAAATTAATTGTATCAGGTAAGAGGATATCCGGCCGCAAGGAGTATTTAGCTTGTAAACGTCATCTTGATGATTTGAAACGTAAAAACTTTGATTATAAATTTGATTTAGAGGAAGCAGAAAAACATATCGATCTAGCCAATGAATTAACCATAGCTGAAGGAAGTGAACAGAAACGGCTTCGAACGCGGGGATTTCAAAATTTCATCATCGGCAGCTTATTCGGTTGGCGAAAAAAAAGAACTAAAGAAAGACGGTACAGGGAAGCATACATTCAGGTCGGCCGGCAAAATGGTAAATCTTTTTTAGCAGGTGAGATCGCGAATGATATTGCTTCTTTTTCAGGTTATCACCTTGGCCGTGTTTTCTGTACTGCGACAAAACAGGATCAGGCAAATATAGTTTGGGACGAGATTGCGAAATTTATCAGATCAGATTCGGAACTGGAAGAACTTTATAAAATTCGAGAACATGATCGCACTATCGTAAGTAAGATAACTGGTACAGAAATTAAAGCGATTGGCAGAGATACCAAAAGTGCAGACGGTTTCAGATCAGTGCTTGCGATCGTAGACGAGTATCATGCTCATAAAAATAATCAGATGTATAAGCTCATGCTTGACGGTCAAATAATGGTTGACAGTGCGCTGACAATGGCGATCACTACCGCAGGTTTCGACTTAAACGGTGCGTGTTATGAGCAGTATAAATTTTGCGATAAAGTTTTAGAAGGTGTTATCGCCAAAGAATCGCTTTTCATATACATCGCTGAAATGAATAAAGATGATGATATGTGGTTACCCGAAAACTGGGCAAAAGCAAATCCGCTGAATCTTTGGTCTGATGATTTGAACATGGATCAAGAAAAGATTAAACGCATGGCTGAAAAAGCTCTGGAAGCCAAAGAAAAAGGCGACACCGAACTTTTGAATTTCATGACAAAGTCTTTAAATATTTGGGTGACTTATTCGGCTGGTTCATTGTTGGACATTGCGAAATGGAAACAGTGTGAATCTGATTTAACATTAGAAGATATGAAAGGCAGAGAATGTTACTTGGGTATAGATTTATCGCAGGGGGGCGACTTAACCAGTATAGGACTGGTTTTTCCTCTTGATGATCAGAAAGTATATGTTTATTCTCATTCTTTCATGCCTGAATTGCGTCTATTAGAACATGAAAAAACCGACGAAGCCCCTTATCGGGTTTGGGTAAATCAAGGCTTTTTAACTCTCACGTCAGGAGCTTTTGGACTGAAAACAGATTATAAGTATATTCTCACACATTTGAAAGAATTGATTGAAAAATACAGTCTGAAAATCCTTGCCGTTGGTTATGATAATCACAATGCCAGTGCTTTTTTATCTGACCTTGATTTTCTAGGCTGTGATTTAATTGATGTAGCTCAATCAGCTAAAAGTTTAAGCGATTGTACTGTTGATTTCAGGCAGTCAGTTGAAGCTGGTCAAATAATGTATGACCGCAGAAATGCGCTGTTATCATGGTCTGCCGTTAATGCAGAACTTGTAAAAAATAGCTTTGGTGAAATTAAAATTGTCAAAGACACTGTCGGCGCGCGAATTGATCCGATCTATTCGATTATAGACGCGTGGAAAATAATGTTCTTAAACTGCGACAGAACACCATACGACGCAAACGAGGAGTTCGACACATGGGAGGCCATTATGAAACAGAGAAAGGAGGGTGCTAAAACGTGAGTTTATTCAATAAGCTTGTCGAAAAAATCGATGTGTTTCAAGCGAAAAGAAAGCTGAATGTTAGTAATAGCGTCAGTTTATCAGAATTAAATTCATTTTTTCAATCGCGAGCAGCAGGTTATACCGGTACGGATCTATCGGAAATAACATATTTCACATGTTTAAAAGTTTTATCTGAAGCGTTGGGGAAATTATCGATCCACCTTCACGACGGTGAAAATAACCGGATAACAACGCATGACAGTTATCGGGCAGTGAAGGTAAGGCCTAACAAGTATATGACACCGTTTAATTTCAAGGTGCTAATGGAGTATTCGCGAAATCACTACGGTAACGCATATGCTTTTATCAAACACGACGCCGCGGGAAAATTAGAAGGGCTGTATCCATTAGACAGCAGACAAGTTCAAATGTGGGTAGCTGATACGCCGGATTTTACAAGTCGGGCGTTTTTTTATCGGTATTTCGATCCTAAAGGTGGTAGAAATTACTGGTTAAATCCTTCTGATGTACTGCACTTAAAAGGTGGACTATCACAAGACGGCCTTGTCGGAATGTGTGTTCGTGAGGTATTGGCGAGAAACATGGAGGGGAATAAAGCCGCACAAGGTTTTTTAAATGACTTATACCAAAAAGGCTTGACTGCTAGTGCTGTAGTTAAATTTGTTGGTGATTTAAGCAAAGAGAAAAAAGAATCTTTAGTGAAAGAATTGTCCGGGTTTGGCGGGGCAGGTGGCGACAGAATAATTCCCCTGCCTCTAGGCTTCGACATTGTCCCACTGGATCTTAAACTTACTGACAGTCAGTTTTATGAGCTGAAGAAATTCAGCAGTCTGCAAGTTGCAGCGGCTTTCGGTATAAAGCCGAATCATTTGAATAACTACGATAAAAGTAGTTACAGCAACAGCGAAATGCAGAATTTGACTTTTTATGTCGATACGTTGCTGGCCATTCTTACGCAGTGGGAGGAAGAATTGAATTACAAACTTCTAACCAATGAAGAAATTGAACAAGGGTTAAGCTATCAGTTTAATGTCGGAACTATTTTACGGGGTGACATTAAAACGCAGTCTGAATCTTTGCGAAACTACGTCAGCGGCAGTATTTATACGATCAACGAAGCAAGAAAGAAAGCTGGATTGCCACCCGCACCGGGCGGCGACGTCATTGTTGTCAACGGTTCATATACTGACCTTGATAAATTAGGTAATGCGTATGCGAAAGGGGGTGAATAAATTGAAAGAAAAAACGAATTTCTTGGATATTCGAAATCAGACAGAAACCAGTGCAGATATTTATATCTATGGTGTTATAAGGGACGATAGTTGGAATTGGGGCTGGGAAGATGATCCCGACGTATATCCTTTAGAAATTAAAAAGCAATTAGACAGTGTTAAAGGTAAAAACTTAACTGTTTACGTCAACAGCGACGGCGGGCATGTGTTTGCTGGTGTTGCTATTGCTAACATGCTGAAACGCCACGACGGACACACTAAAGCAGTTGTAGACGGCATTGCTGCCAGCATTGCGACACAAATAGTATTTTCTTGTGACGAGCTGGAAATCCCTTCGAATGCGTATTTGATGATTCATAAACCAGCGGGCGGAGCGTGGGGCGACGCTAATGAATTGCGAAAGACAGCTGACGCGCTTGACGTCATTCAGCAGGGGCTTATTTCGTTGTACATGGAAAACGTACACGATGGTGTTACAGAGGAAACCATTATTGAAATGGTCAATTCTGAAACTTGGTTGACCGGCAGTCAGGTCGCTGAAATATTCAAAGTCAATGTTACAGAGCCGTTTGAAGTTGTGGCCTACGCCGGGGATTTAAGTCATTTCAAGAATGTTCCGGCTGCTATTAAAAACCGTGTTGAACCTGAAAAAAATAAAAACGAGCAAAAGCAAAGGGAAATTGATATCACTTTGGCTTTAATTTAAGGAGGAATAATAATATGAGAAAATCTGTAGAAATGAAAAAACAACTTGACGCACTGAAAAATGAAATTAAAACGTTACAGGCAGCCGGAAAGGTCAACGAAGCACATGGTAAACTTGACGAGTTAAATACCATGAAAAACGCTATTGCTGTTCAAGAAGCTATTGAACAGGAAGAAATGGAAAACTTCGCAGGTAACCCTGTGGAACATACTGTGACTGTTGATAATTCTGTTATGCAAAACCGTGTATTTAATAAGCAGATTTTAAACATGCCGTTGACTGAAGATGAAAAGAAATATGCCACTAATGCAGTCGGAACACCCGGTCAAGCAGGGGGCATTAAGAGCAAGGGCGGTTATTTGCTTCCGGAAGAACAGTTCAATCGTTTGATTGAATATCGCCGCGGTCTTATCGCATTGAAAGACTTGTGCGAAGTTATCCCGGTAACACGTCGTAGCGGTTCGATTCCGACTACTGTTGAAGACGATTCCGAACTGATTAATTTCGACGAATTGAACGACATTAGTAAAAAAGATATCAATTTTGCGCAGATCTCTTATAATGTGGGAACATACGGTGAAATTATCCCTGTTGCTAATGAGCTGTTAGAAGACATCGATATTGATCTGATCAGTGTGATCGGTCGTAGGTTTGTTCGTAAAGGAATTAACACGGAAAATTCTAAAATTATCGCATTGTTACAAACACTTACACCTAAAGCCGGTGACAGCTATGATGATATCAAAACTGCGCTGAATGTTTCTCTTGATCCTGCTATTTCGGCGACAGCAGTTATTATCACAAATCAAAACGGATTTGATTATCTCGATCAGGTAAAGCTGGACAATGGTTTACCTTTGCTTCAGCCTGTACTGACTGATCCGACGAAAAAACAGCTTTCCGGACGCATTATCCATGTCGTTAAAAACGAACGGCTTTCTGATGTGAGCGGTGCACACCCGTTCTTTGTTGGCGATATGGCAGAGTTCTGCAAATTCTTCGATCGCGAACAAGTTACTGTTGACCTGTCTACGGACGCAGGTTTCAACATGAATGCTGCTATGCTTCGTGCTATTGAACGCTTCGATGTTCAGAAAGCTGATGTTAAAGCAATGGTATATCTGGAAATCACCCCGGCTTAATCTATCGCGGGTTATAAACCTGCAAAGGGGGTAACAGTATGGATCTTGAAGAAGTGAAGTTATATCTGCGTATTACAAATGACGTTGAAGATGGCTTACTTGAAAGAATGATGAGTGTAGCTGAAGGAATTATCAGTGACGCCGTTACCGGGTATGATGAAAAAATAACGAACGATCGGTTTAAAGCAAAAGCAGAAATGTGTCAAATGGCACTGATCGCCGAGCTTTATGAAAACCGTAATCAAGGCGGGCGAGAACCGAAAGATTACGGTTTTACCGTTCGAACAATGATTACACAAATGCAGTATTGGGGTGGTGGTTAAATGCTGATTGGTAAGCTTGACAAGCAAATAACCATTTTAAAACCGATTGATGTTCCTGACGGACAGGGCGGCCGTAATCGTGAATGGGTTACGGCCTTTATGCCTTGGGCAAGTATTAAAGTTCCCCGCAGCTCTGTTTTAAACGTTCAAGGGGCGGTTTCGTCTGATTTAACATATGAAATAGTTTTGCGGAGGGACAATCAAATCGTTCCGGGCTGGCGTGTACTGCACGAGGGAAAGACTTTCAATGTTTTGCATTCGTATGACGGGTATGATAATGCCACAGTTTTACAGGTGCGAGAAATTCAAAAGAGGTCTTAAAAATGAAAATGTCTGTAGCAGTTGATATTAAAACGGTTAAAGCGATCATGCAGAATCACAAGATATTTGATCAGAATGTACAGAAGCAGCTTGAAAAAATTACAAATCGGAGCTTAGGGAAAATATCCCGGGGGGCGAAACAACGTGTTAGCAGCCGAGGCGTTAGGGTGAATTCCGGCGGTAGAAAACTGGATCTGAAATCAAGGATTACTGTACAACGGGCGAAGTTAAGCAAAGGTCGCGCCGGTGGTATTGTTTGGAGTAAAGCCCCGCATTCTCATCTTGTGGAATTCGGTACGAAATCGCACCTTCTTGTTCCGGAAGGTAAGACTATAAAAATCGGCGACAACTTTGTTTCCGGGCCGATCAAACACCCCGGATCAAAGCCGAAACCATTTTTGCAGCCAGCGTATCTTCAGGAACGTAAAGTTTATATTGATAATATCAAAGCCGCAGTACGAGCAGAAACGGAGAAAAAACGATGAAAAGAATACCGCTGAATTCCATTAGTGCTGCTGTTTATACGCGTCTTACAGAATATCAAGACGTCCCGGTTTATGATGACGTGTCCCCGAGGGCTGAAGCCCCTTATATTACTTTCGGGTTATTTACCTGTAAGGAAGCGGGGACTAAGGTCAACGACATTGTCGATGTAACATTAAACATTGATGTTTGGAGTGAGTATCAGGGAAAAAAAGAGGTCAATCAAATTGCTAATGACATAATAACTTTGTTATGTGCAGCTGAATTTGATTTATCAGAAGACGGGTTTCATCATATGGGAACAACGATCGATTATTTCGAAGCGTTCCCGGAAGATAATAACGGTTATCATGGTGTTATAACCATGTTAGCAAAAATACAAAATAAGGAGTGAATATAATGCCAATTACAAATTTACCTGTGAATCCTAATAGCGCAGACGCGTCTTTGGGTAAAGATTATTTACTTTATGTAAACACAGGATCAGTAGACACCCCCCAGTGGACACCGGTCGGTGGTCAACGTAGTACATCTTTAGGTAGAACTGCTGATGAAATCGATTGTTCTCATAAGACTACAGGCGGTTGGAAAATTACAAAAGCAGGCTTACGCTCTTGGAGCATGGAGCTTGAAAGCATTGTTGTCTTGACCGATGAAGGCGCGGCCGCAATGGACTATGCTTTTGAAAACGGTGTAGAAGTAAACTGCAAATTCGTATATCCGAATGGTGACGAGTTTATCGGCTGGGGAAGTGTAACCGATTACAGTATGGAAACACCACATGACGATGTCGCAACTATCAGCTGTACTATTACCGGTAACGGTAAGTTAGAAAAACAATAATTTTAAGCGGGCGATCTTGCCCGCTTTTCTTTTTATAAGGAGGATTTAAAACATGAGAAAAACAGTATCATTTGAATTATTCGGAAATAAAGAAGATTATTTGACTTTGAACATAAAGGATCTCATGACCATCGAATCTATAACGGGATTGTCGATCATAGAAATTTTCAGAAACTTTACGCACGGAGTATATACACTTACGTCAATTTATCAAATATTACCTGTCGCTTATAATGAGTGTGCTAAAGACAAAGAGGAAAAACAGACTGTTGCTAATCTTATTGATTCCGCACTTGAAAACGGAGTGTCGATTACAGACTTTGGTTTGCCCATTATGAAGGCGATTTTGGAAACAGGTATCTTTGGAAAAAAGCAGGAACAGAAAAAACCTGCTCAAAAGAAGAATACAAAACAAACGAATCCGGCAGAGTAAAACTGTTTTCTGCGACAGAATGGTTTAATGGTATTGAAGCTGCGGCTTATGGATTACTCAATCTAAAGCCCCGAGAATTAGAGCAAATGCAGCCACAAGAGATTGAAACGATGTTCGAGGGGTATAAGGTCAGTACAGACAGGAAAAACGCTGTAGCGGCTTATTTTGCGTACTGGCTTGTTGCCCCTCATGTGAAAAAGAATTCGGTTACGCCTGAAAAAATACTGAAGCCTTTGCAGGATAGAAAGAAAAAAAGTCGTCAAGAACTTTTAGATGAAAAAGAATATTTCACTAAACTTGCACAGAAAGGAGGGTGATACTATTGGGTACTGTCGGGAATATGAATGTAAAACTCGGCGCAGTCAATACTGATTTAAAGAAAGGTTTGAAAGAAAGCGAAGGCCTTATCGAAAGTACAGTTTCGAAAATCAACAGTATGCGAGGTCAGTTATTATCTATTGGTGCGGTTGCAATGCCTGTCGCGGCAGTTAGAAATTGGGCGGCCGCAGTAAATGACCTTGAAGATAAAACGAATATGTCGGCTGAAAGTGCAAGTCGTTTATTAGCAGTTGGCGAATATGTCGGTCTTGCTACTTCAGATATGTCTGACGCTATGGCGAAGATGTCGAAGTCTGCTTACACTGCTGCGAAATCTATAGAAACCGCTGCGACGTCCGGGAATGAAAGCATGGACGTATTTACAAAATTCGGCATTCAAATATTGGATACTAACGGCAGATTATTGTCAGCAGAGCAAATATTGACCAATGTAACAAATGAACATCGGGCAATGGCTAACGGCGTAGAAAAAACAGCGATGGAAATGGAGATTTTCGGGCGAAGCGGTGCAAAACTTAATGACCTTTTAAATCTTACAGAAAGCCAATTTCAAGAAGTTTATAGGTCTGCTGAAAAAACAGGTCTTGTTTTAGATCATAAGACTACACAGGCTTTTGAAGACGCAGAGTTCGAAATAAACGCTTCAAAACAAGCCTTAAGAGGACTTGCTGTCAGTATCGGGGCGCAGATGTTACCACAGTTTCAAGCTTTAGCAGAAGGGACGCGCGATGTTGCTCGCTGGTTTGCAGAGTTGACGCCTGAACAAAGACAAAACGCGGTTGTGGCGTTGGAGGTAGCAGGAGGAGCAGCGGCTGTTTCAATCGCTGCACAGGGTGTCATAGCTGTCGCTGGCCCGTGGATAAAGGCTATAAAAGACGTGGCACTTGCCTATGAAGCTTTGAAGCTTGCTGCGTTAGGTGCGGCTAAAACCGCCGCTATTGTAGCAGGGGGCGCGACTATGATTGGCGCAGCAGTAGGGGCTGCGACAGTAGGTGTTTATTCGTATGTTAATGATGTAAGCTCTGATGAAATAATACGTCGCTATACCGGTAAAAATGAAAGCAATGTCAATAGCAGCGATGATTATGACAAAGTTAGTGCTGACTTTGATCCTTATGGTTCGACAGTGGAAGCAGCCAAGTTTGCGAAAAAGAATCAAAGGGACACTACCCCGGGAACACTTAACTTCGGGGGATCGGGTGGTCGAGGTGGGGGTGGAGGTTCTTCTAAAACTCCCCGAGATACGTCAGTGCAGGACGCTCGGGAATACCTGGCTTTGTTTGACGATGCTACACAAAAAGCCGAGAATTTTAAAAGTACTTGGGATTCTATCAAAGGCGATAGTGATAATTCATTGTTTGGCAGGGTTGATGAACAAGTAGCGAAGGTTGAGCAGGCATATTTGGACGCCCAAAATGCAAGGCTGAAAGCCGAGCAGGACGGTAATGCCAAGTCTGCTGAACTTTTGGCAAAAACCGAAGCAGAGCGGCTGGAACTACTTCGACAAACGCAGGCAGAAGCCGATTTGATAAGAGCGGATTCGCTCAATAAATATAAAGATGCCGCGCAAAAAAACAATGATGAAATACAGCAAAACGAGCAAGCGCATCAAGCGTTGCTGCTGGCAATGGTTCAGGGACGATTAGAAGCCGAGGACGAAGCTAGGCTTGCCCAGCTCGAAGCTAAAGCCGCTGAAAATTTGCAAGAGCAGGAAATGATGCAGGCGTATAACGATTGGCGGATGGAAGCCGAACAAACCTATATGGACTTTGCGCTTGATGCGGCAAATATGCTGAAAGAAAACCTTTCGTCAGGCATTGCCGATGCCATTGTAAACGGCAATAAGTTGAGCGATGTTTTTAAAAACACAGGCAAACAAATAGCGCAGATGTTTATTCAATGGCAAATTAGCCGCCTGATGGCTGATGTTTTATCAGACAAGCTTCGTACAAAGGAAATCGCTAAAAACAAAGCGTTGGCAGCCAGTTTGGTTGCGCCTGCTGTACAAAAGTCTATCGCAGAGGTCGGGCCGGTCGCTGGGCCGATAGCATATGCAACTGCGACAGAAACGATGATGAGTATTGGCATGAGCAGCGGGGCGTTTGCTACTGGCGGCGTTATTACAGCACCGATGTTCGCGCTGATGGGTGAAGGAAAGAGCGATGAGGCAGTTATACCACTTCGAAACGGTATATTTGCCGATTTGCTCGGGATTGATCCTGATACGTTGGGAGGCGGTGGAACAGTGATCGAGCAAAACATTTACGGCGATATTAACAGCGCGGCAGATGTCAACGACTTGTTCGCAGCACTCAATGACATAATAGCGTCCGGAAGAAGGGGGTAAACATGGATCGTAATATTTTTAAAAACGACGGCAGACTAAAAATCATAAAAAACGATCGGGTTTATGTTTTGCCGGACGGTTGGGAGCTTGACGACGCAGGCAGTTATGATTTTTCTTTGAAGTTACAGGACAGGGCTTTTGCTCATGGTAGTTATGCCGTAGGCGACGGCTATGTAAAAGGGCGCAGTATAAAAGTATCGTTCGATTTGAAACGTGAATCCGAAAAAGATCATGATCAAATAGTCAATGAAGCTTATCAGGCCTTTGCTCAAAGGGATTATGTTTTACACACTGGTCGTCCTGATCGTTGTTTCAAAGTCGCTGGAATCAGTAAGTTGAAACACAAGTATCAAAAAGGCTTTAAGCAAAGGTGGAGCGACATTGAAATATCATTGTTGCTTGCAGATCCTTTCAGATATGCAACGGCTTCTACTTTGCGAAAGACAGTCTTTGAAGAACTTCAGAGCGGTACGGAAATAAGTATCCACAGCGAAGCGTCTGTAGACGTGCCTCTGATTTTTACTTTCAGACCATTTGAAGGACAATCCATGCCGGATATTTCTATCGTCCATGTGGAAAGTGGCGAAAGTTTCAGACTGCGGGACACTCTTTTGACAGCACCAGCGGCGGCTGTAGTTAATGGCGAAACTGGTACAGTAAGACGTGGTTCAGCTAACAGTTTGAATACTTTTTCAGGGCTGTTCTTACACGCTGCCCCGGGACGAAATACATACAAATATACCGGGTCAGCTGGCGAAGTTGATATACAGTTTACTGAAAGGTGGTTTGTATGAGTAATTTACTTTACGGACTGCGCCCACACGGTAGATTTATACACGCGGCAAATATCATGGACGACGGTTCGAATGTCACGCCGGACGACTTAATCGGTTATTTGCCCGAGGTTTATGACGTTATTGCGTATAATGCAGACGGAACAAAAACTGCGATCTTCGGCGCGGGAAGCGAAGGAACGTCCATTGATAAAATGACATTCGATTTATCAGAAAATGGTTGCAGTAAGATTGAAATAACTTTTAATAAATTGCCTGACAAGGGGGAACTAAATTATCGGCAGCGGATTGACGTTCATTTGTTCAATGATCCGCGCCCGTGGTGGAGTGGATACATTATCACTCGGCCTGTTGAGGGTACTACAGAAAATACTTTCAAATTTGTCGGACACGGCTATTTCAATTTGCTTGAAAAGGTTTTGATATTTGGTTCTTATAGTGGCTGGGAGATATCTTCTATAGTGGCCGATATAGCTCGTCAGGTTGAATGTAAGATAGGTTTGCAGTACAACGCGAACAATATCATTAACACTGGGTACACGGCGTCTTATATCGAATTTGACGGTGTAACAGCAAAGGAAGCACTGAAGCAGTTGTCAGATTTTGCTGTTGATTATGTATATGGTGTTAACGAATATCGGCAATTGTACTTTAAACCGAGGATTAATGACATAAATGAACAGGCTCGCTTTTGGGTAGGGGAGCATTTGGACACTTTTGTTCCGACATGGGACGTTGACAAAGTCGTGAACGTTGGACGTGTAAAGGGTGGCAATGTAGACGATCGCGGTGAACAATGGCTTGCATACGTTGAAGACATCGAAAGTCAGTTAAAATACGGAATTCAGGAACAGGTTTTAAGTCTTCCGTCTGCTTATTCTGAATCAGACGCTTACCGCTGGGGAAAAAATCAAATAGAACGCTACAAAGAACCGACAAAATCGGCAAAGGTGACGGGAGTAAAACTTGAATATCCAAAACCGGACGGTTCTTTTTTTGTACGCAAACTTTCTACAGAAGGTCAGGCTGCGATCACGGCTACTCATGGGGAGCTTTACACGTTTCCGATATCTAAATTGAAATATACAGTTTCGGCAGCTGTCGGTATCAAAATGGATATGGAACTCGGCGAACAGCCTTTTGAAATAATACAGTATTTTTTTGATATCGAACGTAATGCAAGAATGGCAGAATTACTTCAGCAAGCTTCAACTAAACAATTAAAGACAGGAGGTTAAAAAATGGCGAAACCTAGTGATATAAGACACGATCCGTTTATGGACGTACCGACATCGATTACTTTAACAGAACGACATTTAATCCCAAGCATATCACCTTATACGATTTGCTTGAATGAAGTTCCGGTCAAGAATAGTCCAACTACTACGATAGTAAGAGTTATAGATATCGGTGACGGGGCAGTTCATTACGGAGCTGATTTTGACGAAGTGGCAGCAACACCAATCGAAGGGCAGTTTTTCCCCGATTATAATACTAGTGCATATGATAGTACGTGGAACACAGGCACGATACAGTTTTCTGCCACCGACGCAGGCAGGGCGGTTGAGGTAACCTATTCGGCCAAAGGAACATTAACCGGTGTTACCTCTGCCGCATACCCCTCATGGTGGTGTGACCGTGGTGATGGCAGCGACGGTGATTTCTACCCTACTGGTAACGTAACGATCAGTGGCCGCAAGAATTACCGCAGTGTATATATTCCCGCCGGGGTGACTGTGTCGGTCAGTGGATTTATAGATATTCGTTGTCAGGGAATGTTTATAAATGCCGGAACTATAAATGCCAGTGGGGGCGGTGGGCTAGCCGGGCAACAGGTAAAAATAAGAAACTTATCTGCGGCAAATATAGGTCTTAACGGAAATCCGGGCGAACCTGCAATCGGCGGCGGAGCTGGTGGCGCGGCTGGTTCCAGTTCGGATTCGGGGTATTATGGAGTAAATAGCAGCGGTACTAAAATAGGCGGTTCAAGACTTAGTCTTGACGCTGCAGGTGTTTTAGCAGGTTGCTATAGCGAAGAAATTCTCGGAGGTGGCGGCGGATCAAGCCCCGGAGTGTATTCGATATCCGAGGGGGGCAGCACGGAAACACTTTTGGGCGCGGTTGGCGGTAATGGTGGCGGCATGATCCGCATTGTAGCAAAATCACATAAAAATATAGGATCGTATATTTCTACAGGTTTAAATGGCACAAGCGTCACAGTGGACAGCGCAATACAGACAGGTGGCGGCGGTGGCGGCGGTGGTGTAATACTCGTAGTATGCGAACGTAATTTAAGTTCCGGTACTGCCAGCGTCGGCGGCGGAGCAGGCGGCTCATATGGTGGTAGCGGCGGAGAAGGTTGGTATCGCGTGATCGAACTGGGGGTGAACTGATGATTATCGCAAATGGGTTGGATATTATATGCTCATACGGGGATACATTTAACTGTGCATGGGAAATTGAAGGTGTGTCTGCTGATGATGATATTACTTTTTCCGTAAAGGCTACAGCCAATAGTTCGGATGTAATACATCAGGCGAAGTGCGACGTTTCAGACCGGTTAATCAATGTCAGTATACCTGCTGCGACATTCGCGAAGATACCAGTTGGTTCGTATGTGTACGACCTTGTCTTGCGCAGCGAAGGGCACGTCACGACGCTGCTTTTTCCTGCAAATTTACACATAAAGGCGGTGGTTCACAGTGAGTGATCCAGTAGTTAAAATACCGACAATAAAGCTCACGCCCGTTCCAGGTGGCGTCAATGTAGTCCAATACGGAACGCTGACGATTGGTAGTGTTGAAACTCTTGAAGCTGGATCGGCAGCAACGGTATCGAACAGTGGCACTATTGAAAAAGCTGTGTTAGATTTCGGCATTCCGGCAGGGTTTGACGGTAAAGACGGTGCAGCTGCTACAGTCGCAATAGGAACCGTAACAACAGGAGAGCCGGGAACTACAGCAAGCGTGACCAACGTTGGAACAGATACCGCAGCCGTACTTGATATAATAATACCCAGAGGTGATAAAGGCAAAGATGGCACAGGAGCAGGTGATGTAGTCGCTGCTGCCGATAACACTTTTACAGCCACAAATACCTTTAATGGAGTTTTAAAAACAAAATCTGATATGCAGGCAGTCGGCGCATTGCCAACAGTCTTACAACGAGGGGACTCAAATATTCAGACCTATACCCTTAATAACGGTTTGAACCGAAGTGTAGTATTTAGAGACACTGGTGATATGACTGGATATGCCAAAACGTTTATTATTTCTGTTTCTCGGTCAGGCGGAACTGGCACGTTCAGCATTGATTCTAACAATGTCATTGGAGCTAATACTCCTACAGTTTACATGATGGATGGTGCATTGCCTGATATTGATGATGGCGAAGTATTGAAAATCGCCATGGAAGTGAACGAGCCTGCGAATGCTATCTTTATCTATATCCTTGGAAAGGTGGCGTTGTAATGGGCTTGTCAAGCAAATTGATATTAGCGTCAAAGAAAGCAGGAACGCTTATAAACTGGCAGGGACGCGTAAGCCTTGCTTTGACATATGCAGGACTAGACGCATATGTATACAGCTATACTCGTGCTTATCAAGATGAAGGAGAAGGCTCTTTGTCTCCCTTACTGCAAACAATTAAAAGCGATACTCAAATTTATAATGTAACTCTTGCAGTAGACCCAACTAACATGCTGTTAATTGAAGCAGCATTGTATTTCTACAATCTTCCGGAGCCTGTCCCTCCTGCGTCAAAAAGGTTTACTGGGTTGTCAAGGCTTATTGTCCGCTCTTCGACAGGCGGAAGTCCTTTTGTAATAGATAATGTGGACAGTCTTTTTGATCCTAACAGTAATTCTTATAATATTTTCAGCGAAGACTTGGCTAATTGGGGCTACACAAACCTGACGGCGGATTCGACATTAGGCTTTACTTTAGAATTGGAGTGGTACGAATGATACAGAAGGTTATCAAATATAAATACGAAGGAAATACATATGACAGCTTTGCGCAGCTAAAACAGGCGTATCCTTATATCAGCTTTCCGGTCGGAGCTGATGCTGATGTTCTTTCGACTTTAGGGATTGAAAAGGTCGAAGAATACCCACCACTGGAACGCTGTAAGGAAGTGCTTATTAATGCCGCTAAACTGCGTAGGGATACCGCAGAGGTCGCCCCGGTTGAGTACA